AACTGGAAGAGCAGGAGCAGCGTTTCCGCGAACAGCAGGCCATGCGCTTGCGTGCTCACCGTCTGCGCACCGCAGAGGAAATCGAACAACTTATTTATTAACCCTATAAAAACGTTTTTATCATGGCAAAAATGACAAAGACTCAGATTCAGGAGCGTCAGAACGCTATCTGGACCAAGATGGACGAGATGGAGCAGAAGTCTCGTGAAGCTAACGGTGGTGAAATCAAGTTCACTGATGAGGAAGCCGCCCAGTATGACGCACTCGTGCGTGAATCAGCAGGACTCAGTGCCAAGGCTAAGGCAATGGCATCTGATGCCGAACTGCGCAACATCCGCTCCAACGAGGAGAAGGGTGCCAAGTTGCGCGAGATGCTGAAGAACTGCGTGGAGAAGCGTGAGAACGCCACCACCATCCTCGCCAACAAGGTGACCACTGGCGACGACCAGAACGAGTACGCCAACCTCGAGGCAGGTGGATTGATCCCCGTCACCATCAAGGAAATCATCGACACCAAGGTTCCCGGCATCGAACTGCCAGACTCACTGGTGATGGTTACCGGCGTGACAGGCACTGAAATCATCCCCTACAGCACCAACGACGTGAAGTTCACCGTCAACAAGGAGGTGCAGAAGGTGGGTGTGCAGGCTCTCGACTTCACCAACATCACCGCCGCCCCTGTCCGCGTGGCTGCTTCGCTGGCCGTTTCACACCGCGCCATCGACAACGCCGCCTTCGACATCCTGAGCTTCATGACCTTCAAGATGCAGAAGGGCTGGGCTATCTTCCGTGCCGTTCACGTCTATGCTCACGGCAACTACGCCAAGCTGCCTTCACCTTTCGCACAGGTGACCGTTGAGGAACTGACCCTCGACGAGAACATCGGTAAGAACCTCGCCAAGAAGATTGCCGAGATGTACGACCTTGGATTTGAGGGTGACCCCGAACTCATCATGGACAAGGTGACCGAGGTTGAGCTGGCATTCACCAAGCGCATCCCCAACAGCGCAGGCGACCGCACCGTTGTGGAGGGTGGCAAGTGTGTAGGATACAACTACAAGGTTTCTCCTTACGTTGACTACACCATCGACGCTAACGGCGTGGCCACCAAGGACACAGTTGGCGAGGGTGACAACAAGAAGGCCGTGCGCTACATCGCCATCGGTCACTTCGGCTATCTGGCTGAGGAGCAGCACGGCGAGTTCCGTTTCAACGTCGATGCGACATCTGCCGAGGTATTCAACAGCGCAACTGTTGTCATCTCCATGACCACCGACTACTCGCTCACCGAGCTCTCCAGCAAGGACAACGGCGGCAACGCCTCTGGCAAGCCCCAGGCCTTCAAGCTCATCAAGCTCGTGGAGCCCGCATCTAACAGCGACATCTAATCACTATCTCTTCGCTCAACTTCTGGGAATAGTTCCTGCCGACGGGTTGCTCCGATGCAACAGCAACAGGTTGTCAGCCTGTCGGTTCCCCAGAGGGAGAGAAATCTGAAAATTAGTAATTAACGAGTAAAAGCAAACGCAATGGGACTGCTGACTGATTCATTCTTCATCCGAGCCATCAAGTCGAATGCAGACATATTGGCGAAGTTGCCTGCTGGTGACATCTACAACAACGTGGCTGATCCTGACTACGACATGGAGAACGTAGAACTGCCCTACATCGTGGTGAACAACGATGGTGGCAGTGAAGGCGACACCACCAAAGACGCATGGAGCGAGAGTTCGGAAGACAAGGTGAACATCAGTATATTGATGGTGTGCCGCAGTCGGCAGGAATTAGCCGACATGACGCTGGCCGTCCGTAAGACTATCAGCGACTTCATGAAGGCTACCTGGCAGCGCATCGAGGAAGGAACCACAGAGGAAGGTGACGACATCGCGCCGACTGGCTATCAGTTCAGCTTCAGCGACATAGCCTACATCATCGAGAAGCCAGCGCACCGCCAGATGTTCTATTACGATTGCATAACTCCAAACGAAATCTATATTGACGATGAGCAAGAAGGATGAAACACAGCAGCCCAGCGTCTATGACGACCTGCTGAAGAATGGCACCGCCGTGCTCGAAGCACCAACCCGTGAGGCTCTGGCTGAAATGGTCAACGGCATCCCCGCTGACGTGCGTTATGCCGTCGGTGCTGTTGGTCGCAAGCAGGACGGAAGTGCCTACACACTCAGAGTTGACATCATTAAAAAATAAAGAATATGGGTACACTAAAAGGTCAAAACTTTAGAATCTGTATTTTCGACGCAACTGCCGAGAAATACAAGGTGATAGGAATGGCGACTGGTTGCACGGTAACGCTCACCAACAATACTGACGACGCAAGTCATAAGGATATTGTCGGTGCTGCCTCGATGCCGACTGTCACCAGCAAGTCGTGGCAAGTGTCGTGCGAATCGCTGAATGTGGCTGACGCTGCTGCTATGCTCACCGCCATCAAGTCGATGCAGCCCATGACGCTGATGTGGGACGAGACGGCAACCACCGACAACCAGACACGCGCCAAGGCAACCTTCGCCCGCAAGGGTTCGGCCTACTTGAACGACGTGACCTTCAACTTCAACGACCGAGAAAACAGCACAAAGTCGTTGCAGTTCCAGGGTAGCGGTCCGTTGGAGAACGTAGCCGCAAGCGAGGCCACTCAGGTCATCCCATTGGGAAGCTACACCAAGGGTCAGTTTGTTCGCCTGTTCCTGTCGAGCGACAACACGGCAGCACCTTCGACGGTTATCGCAGCCGCCAAGAGCCTCAGTCTGCATGTCAGCCTGACCTTGGAAGACGCAACGACCAAGGATACTGTTGGAGACTGGCAGATTCAAGAGCCGACGGCAATCAGTTACGACATCTCTACCAGCGCTCTCATGCGCAGTGGCGAGACTATCACATCGCAGGTAGGTGCCAAGTCGCTGGCTGACATTGAGGCGATCTACGAGGCCGGTACGCCGGTGAAGTGGAAGATTGCCAACGTCGGTGGCGACAACAACCGCACGGCATCGAGCACGATCATCAGCGGAAGCGTCATTCTTCAGACCCTTACATTAAATGGCCCGAACAGGCAGAATGCAGACTATACCGCCCAGCTTCAGGGCTACGGCGAATATGTGGTTGCAGCCTAATCCTCTCATCATTTGGCAATCTTTTCAATGCCATCTATAAAGTGAATAATTAATCCGTGCGCTCAGCCTCGCCATCATCGGCTGGCTGAGCGTTTTCAAATTCAAGGAACTATGAACCCAGAAAGAACAATCAAGATTACGCGTAAAAATGCCGACGGCAAAGCGGAGCAGGTGGATGTGAAGATGCTCTATTGCGCAGCCTCGGAGACAGGTTATCAATCGCTCTCCGGCAAAACGATGGACGTATTCTTTCCGACATTCGAGAAAGATGAAAACGGCGAGATCATTGTTAAGGAACCTGCGAAAGCCACCGACATGGACTATATCCAGCTGTCAACGGCTTGCGTCGTTGCAGCCTATGAGTGCAACAACGAGGAACCGCCAATCACTGCCAATGATATTATTTATTCAGCCTCGCGTGCTGAAATCATCGACATGATCAAGACCGTGCTGGAGATGCGGGCTGAATGGTCAGCAATACCTTCTACCATCGAAAAGGAGATGGAGGAAAAAGGCGATGGACAGCGAAAAAACGGGCGAACGCCTACGAAACGTACAAAACGGTCGTAGGCGAGATCGGTCGCGACCGCCACGAGTATCTGTATGATATGATGTGGTGGGAAATCCTGCTCATCATTCAAGGCTACCGCCGCCGCAACGTCCTTCAGTATCAGTTACAACGCATCCAGGCATGGGCATCGGCTTTCTGTATGGGAAATAAAAACAACGTACAGCCGCAGGACTTTTTTCATCTTTATTGCGATGATTATATTGATCCAGCAGAGACAGATGCACAGCTCACTGATGAAGATATAGAGCAGATGCAAGCCGAGATAGACGCGGAGAATGCGAGAAATGGATTCTAATAAAATAAGGGAGCCCGCCGGCTCCCCGTTTTTGTTAAACTTTAAATATAATGAACGGGTACAGTCGTCACGACTCACCATGTGTGTATATCTTCATTGCCCCAGGCATCATCAGCGGTTAGCGTGAAGGATTTCGACGTGCCGAGGATGCCACCTGAATAGGCGGTGGTGATATTCCGCTTCAGTGCCACATCTTCGAGTGTCACCTGACCAAGTGTGGATTCGTCAGAGGCTTTCAGGGTAGCGGTGATGTCGGTCTGCCAATCTGCTGACGGAACAAAGCCGAATATGGCGATAGCTAACTGACCACTGGTTCCGATGTACGACGATGGGATGTTGACCTCACGCGGCTGGTTGGAAGAAGGTGCAATGCCGTTTCCGTCGGTGTAATTTATACCGTAGTACCACTGCGAAGGTATGATTACAAACTTTGCAGCCCCGACGGGCACTTCATCGTTGACGGTGATCCTGAGACGGGTAGCCACACGGCTGAGTGTGACAGCCTTCGAGGATTCCGATGAGGGCGATACGGTGACGGTGGCGGTCGCCCAGAAGGTGTCGGACGGCTTCACCCAGGTAATCGTCTTAGCATCGGTATCTGTTGTCGGTGTTGTGCCACGCGATGCTACGAAATAAAGGGTATGTTCACCATATCCCATCGAAGCGGAGAGGACACCAAAGTCTTCGTCGGTGTTTGACTGGTGGACGGTCTGCTGCAATTCTCCGCCTACATAATCAAACATCCACAGGTCGGTGAGGTCGAGTTCAGTCACGTCCGCACGGGTCATGGCGTGTTGCGTCAGCGTTTCGCCAAATGTAAATGTGATAGTCTTCTGCTCCCAGCCAGTCGGCTTTTCGTTCTGAGGTTCATCAGTTGTGCAAGAAATCATTGAAAGCATCATCAAGGCCGATGCCATAGCCATTTCAAATTTCTTCATAGTAAGAATGTTTTTATTAGTATATTTAAGGGAGGCCGGCACACATCACCGACCTTTGTCCTTTTTAGTCGAGTCGCATGATATAAACAAAACCGATGAAGAACTTGTGCCCATCGTCTTCGTCTTCGCACTCTTCGATAAAGGCGGTGCAACGGTACGGAAATTCATTGGCGGTCAGTGAACAAACAAGGTTGGTCTGTCCACTTGGGATATAGCCGAGGTGGTGACGGTCTTCCGCCACGACCTTGATAGCATCGGGGTCATACTCATTGTCAGGTTCTGGCACCAAAGCGCACGCCACACGACCGACGTAGCGGTCAATATCTTGCTGATAGTTGATACCAGCAATCTTCAGGATGCGGAGGTTGTCAAAGATACTCAGCCAACCGCCATCGCTGCGACGCTCTGGAAGTGGACCTGTATAGGTCTCACTGAGTATCGCATCTTTGATTGTCTCATTACCAACGATGTCGGCCTGTTTTATAGCCTCCATCCTCGCAAGGAAATCACCGGCTATCTTTATGGCAGGATCGCCAGCGATTTTGTGTGCAAGGTTTCGCTGTCGTTTTTCGTAACTCCTATTCGTGCTTCTGCCTTCCACGAAATACCAGATAATGAAAGCTACAGCCATAGTAATAAAAATAATAATCATAATCATAATGTTTTTAATTTAGGGTTTAACTTGATTTTTCATTTCTTCAGCAATGCGCTCGAAATCGTCGTGGATGTCGGCGGCGACAATCTTCGCGTAGCGTTGCGTCTGTGTAATGTTTGTATGCCCGAGCATCTTCGACACGTGCTCGATGGGTACACCATGCCGGAGCATCAATGTGGCGAAGGGGTGGCGTGCCATCTGACTATGCAGTGGTCTTTCGATGCCACAGGCAATACCGAGAGCCTTCAGGCAGAGGTTATAGTCTGAGTTGTCAAGGCGCGGCACCTGCCAGTTGTACTTTTCCAATATCGCCACGACAGGAGGCAACAGCTGCGAGGTGTAAGCCACGCCTGTCTTGATTCTCTCGCCTGTATTCTTCCACACTCCATCAATCAGTTTGTAGTCTCCGATGTTGAATGTCTGCGTATCAGAGTAGGCGAGGCCAGTATATAACTGGAACACGAACAAGTCCCGTGCCATTGCCATCTTTGAGCCAGCCATCGGGTGCAGGCTCTCGAAAGCCTTCATTTCTTCATCCGTCAGGAAATCGATGCGTTCACGGTCGCCACGTTTGAACTTCCCCCTCAGACGGTCGTAGGGGTTCTGCTGAAGGCGGTCAAAGAGCACGGCGCGATTGAGTAAGGCTTTAAGACATTTATGGTAATTATAGATGGCACCGTCGCTGATTGGCTCTGCTGGTTTGCCAGCTTTGATGTCAGCATCCGACTGCGGCTTGGTAATCTTATGCAGGTAGGCATCCCACTTGTAGATATTCTCAACCGTGAGGTCTTTCCATCGCCGGATAGTATTGAAGTCATACAGACGGGTAATCGTCGTCTGGTAATGTTGCATCGTACCTCCTGAATGGGTCAGCTGGTCGATTTGGTCTCGGCACCATTCTAAGAAACTTGTGCTCGACTCATCGGCAATCAGCATCCAGGCACGCCGCTTGATGTCCGCCACGTCGATAATTCGCCCGTTCTCTATGGCCGCATTGATTTCAGCCTCTATCTTTTTATATAGAATGTTCAGGCGCGTGCGTAAGGTGTCGGCATCAGGACGGTTCACGATAGTGTCAGCCTTCCACTCCGTCTTTCGCACTTTGATGCCTGTATTTATGTAGTACGGTTTTCGGTCAATCGTCACGCAGACCTCCAGCGGGCCTTCACAACCTGCCTTTGTACGTCGCCGATGATCCCAAACAATATGTGTTGTTATCATACTTTTATCTTTTCTATGGCTTTGTTTCCCCACCTGATCCCCGTATGGGGAAACACTTGGCAAAAACTACAGCCGAAATATACCGATTTTTACTTATTTTGCATTTTCCGTTTATCCGATTCAAGGGTCGCAATCCCTTTTGTATTGGCGGCGGTCGCGCTTTTAGGCAGCAACCCCGTTTCTCCATCCGTGATCCGTTTGGGATTGCTGCGTGATACTTGGGGTCGTTTATATTATTCAGGCTAACCAAGCGTTCCCATGATATTAGATGGGGAAACGGATGGAGTGTTACGGATATATTCAACACCAGAATTACTATGGTAAACACGATCATCATATCTTTGCTGAAGGTATGTCTGTTTTCTCTGAAACTCCCACCTCGAAGGGATAGTTTTTATTTGGTGTAACGACTGTTGTCGCTATTTCATATTCGTGGAGCAGAGTTTCGAGTCGTTTTATTTCCTCATTCTTCGCCTCTACGTCTTTTTCGAGTAAAGACACTTGTTTTTCAAGCATGGAAATTGTTTTATCAGCGTAGGCTGTTGCTTTTTCAACGGCTTTCTCGATAAGGAATGTGTAGTCTATGGCTTGCGGTGCTGGCGTTGGATTGATAGCCTTCTCAATGTCTTCACTCTTCACCTCTTCTTCGATGGTAAGAAGCTGTCCCTCGCCAGTCAGGAGGTAATCGAGGTTAAACACACCTGGGTATGCAGCACATATCTTTTGAAATAGGTTCTTTGTTAGATACGCTTCATTCCCATTCATTGCTGACGATAACGCAGGGCGCGTAATGCGTATCGATTCAGCAAAATCTATCTGTGTATGTATGCCGAAATAAGATCGGAGATGATTATACACTTCTTTCAATCTTTCTTGTTTCGATGTCATAACCTAATACACTAAATTCTTAAACTTTCTTAATTTAATACACAAAATTCTTATTATATGAATTATTTGTTTTATATTTGCACCCAAAAGAAAGAAAGACTAACAATCGGGCACAAGAATAGCCGTCAGACGTTTCACACGTCTTTGCAAAGGTGATAGGTTGCAAATATACGGCTTTCTTCCCGATTTTAGTACAAAAGTGTAAGATAATTAAGAAAGTTTAAACAATGGCACAAGAGAAAGTAACAAGACAAGAACTGCGTGACATGCACATCGGACAGACGCGCATTTTCACGCTGATGGAGCCTAAGAAGGTGACATCTGCCAAGGTTACAGCCAAGCAGTTGAAGGATGAGAAGGAGGGCGAGTGGCTGGTGAAACCTGACTACGACGCATGCGCTGTGAGTATTACGAGATTAAAGTAACATCTAATAAAAGGAACTATGACAAACGATTTAATCCAATTCGGAGAGAGTGAGAAGATGATGACTTCTCTTGAAATTGCAGAGATCACGGGGAAAAGTCATGCTCATGTTATGAGAGACATTCGTAACATCATTAAGCAAATCAACCAATCCACATCGGGATTGGTTATACCAGACGATGTTAAAGATGACTATCATCGTGGTGACAGAACTCAATATAAGTACCTATCTGAAAAGACACAGAATATTCTTTTTGATTTTTGTTTCAATAATAACACTGGCAGCAAATATACAATTCGTGAGTCTTCGTATAAAGACGCAAAAGGCGAAGACAGAAACATGTACGAATTAAATAAAAAGGCTTGCCTGCTTCTTTCAAGCGGTTATGATGTAAATTTGAGAGCAAAGATAATTGATAGGTGGGAAGAACTTGAAATAAAGGCAAGGGCTAATATGATTTCTCTGCCCGACTTCACCGATCCTGCCGAGGCTGCAATGGCATGGGCCAAGGAATATAAGGAGAAGAAGGTGTTGGCCATCGAAAACAAGAAGCTCGAAGAAGAGAATATCCAACTCGCTGCCGAGAACCAGGAACTGAAGAACGACGAGAACTACCTCGACCTGATTATGCGCTCGAAGGCGTTGCTGACAATCAGCCAGATTGCTCAGGACTATGGAATGAGCGGCAAGGCTCTGAACAAGAAGTTGGCCGACATGGGCATCCAGTACAGCATCAACGGTCAGTGGATTCTCTACGCTAAATATAAGGATTGCGGATACGTGTCGAGTCGTTCCATCGACATCACTCGCGCTGATGGTCGCCCAGACGTAGTGCTGCATACGGAATGGACGCAGGCAGGCCGCAAGTTCCTGTATGAGGAACTGAAGAAGCGCGGTATCATTCCAATGTTGGAAAGGGAGTGAT